AGCAGTAAAAAGAATTTTTGGAAAATGCACATTGAAGGAGAAATACCATCAGCAATGGCGTTCTTTGTCTGCTCCAGAGTTGCTTTGTTCCCTGCTCATAGTTGGAACGCTCGAGCGGATAAATCACCATCTGTAAAAGTCAAGTTCTCGAAGGACAATGATACGTTTTCTACATTTGTGGAGCGTGTGTACTCGCACGAAACTCCCCATGATAAAGTCATGTTGCAATTGTCCAGTGGGCCGTCCATGCGTAATCTTCTCAAGTATTTCTCAAATGAAGAGTACTCTGGCATGGCTTACTTGCTTCGTCGCAAGAGAGGTAGTTTGGAACCTTTTCTCAGCGAGGTGCGAGTTCAACCAGGAGCCATTCGCTCTTCATCTGGTGTGTTGCCTAAGCGAGGATTGCTTTTTCAAATTCGGAGTCCAGTTGTTCCAACAGAAAAAGGTGAATGTATGTCACCTCTTATTTCAATAGATGGTTTCCCTAAAATTGTGGGGTTCCATTGTGGAGGCGACTCAAATGGCAATGGAGCCGCCTCGTTTGCCCGGAAGGAAGCCATTGAACAGATGGAAGTCGATTTTGAGTGCCAGTCGGAAGAAATTGACTGGCCTTTGGTGTTTGATGATATTGACTTGAACAAAGCACCTTATGGTGAAACAATGATAGAACTTGATGATGTTCCTGATCGTCGTCACGTCATGTTTCATTATGAGGATCCTTCTTCATATGGATGCACGCTGAAAGGAACAGCAGCAATGATGCGTTCCAAAGGATTCAGTGACTTGCGTTATACGCCTATGAAAGAGGTATTGGCAGAAGAAGGATATCAAACCATACATTGTCTCCCCAAACCACGCGCAGACAGGGATCACGCAGAAATATTTTCAAAAAAGATGGATTGTATGCGTGACATTCACCCTGATCTTCTCATGAAAGCCATAGACGACTACACTGTTGATTTGGAGTTGGAACTTGAACGCTTGAAATATGGCAAACGTGAACCATTGGGACTAGATACATGTCTCAACGGGGATGAGAATTCAAAATTCATAAATGACATAAAGGAAGAAACGTCATGTGGTTTTGGTATAAAAGGCAAGAAAGATAAGCTGGTAGATATTACTTATCGCCTGGAAGATGGAAAGAAAGTGTACCATGCGAAACCAGAACTCGAAACTGAATTCAACAGGTTGGACGAGTTGGCTAGAAATGGCAAAAGGATCAACTCGTTAGCTGTCACGGCTTTGAAAATAGAGCCACGAGAAGCTGGTCCAGACGGAAATCCGAAAAAGGCAACAAGAGCTTTCATGGTTTTGCCATTCGCTTCTATACTTTTACAAAAGAAGTATTTTGGTCCCATTGCTGCATTTATCATGTCAGTTCCGTTGTTGTCGGAATGTGCGGCAGGAATTAACCATACCACTGATGAGTGGGAGCAACTTTATAATTTCTTGGTTGCTTTTGGTGTGGACAGAATTGGAGCGGGTGATTATAGTGGATGGGATATTCGCTTGTCAGCTCAGCTCATTCGCGCTGGTTCGGTTGTCCTCATGCGCTTAGGCGCAAAAATGGGATACACAAAACAAGATATCACTGCCATGCGTGTTTTGATAGACGATATAGCATCCATGTTGGTTTCATACAATGGTTGCGTTGTTGTCATGGATGGCTGGATGAAATCTGGTGCATGGGTCACATTGATTCTCAATAGTATCTGTAATAGTTTGGTTCATCGTTGTGCATGGTATGCACCAGCGATAGAAGGTACTTTCAAGTTAAGTCCGCACGCGAAACCTTTTCGTGAAGTGGTTCACCTAGCAACGTGCGGAGACGATTCGGTTAATGGATCTAAAACTGATGAGTTCTCAATGATTACAATGGCACGTTTTTGTGATAGTGTGAATCTCAAGTACACTGATGCTAACAAGGAAAGGATTAGCAAAGCCTATGAACATATAAATAATGTAAATTTTTGTAAAAGGCAATTCCGATATGAGCCAGAATTGGGTCGATATTTGTCCCCATTGAACATTCATTCAATCATGAGACCTTTTTGTTTTTGGACTCCCGGAAATCAGTCAATTGAGTCGTATCTAATTGCGACTACGGTAGCGCAACTGCGCGAGCTGGCTCGGCATGATAGAGCAACGTTTGAAAAGATGCACAGTGTCATTTTTCGAGCGTGTCGGCGCGTGAACGTCGACACCCTTATTCCAGAATTGTTCTGGACACACAGCAATTGGATAGGGGATCTTCGTACGCGCTATTTCACGGAGGATTTGTTAAGTTTTGATCCTCCTTTGAAAATTTCATGGTCTGAATAAACCTTCCTATGTAAAATTCGGGTAAAACATTTTTATTGCATGTATTTGGTTACCGGTGTATAAATTGTCAATATATATTAGGCTTTGCATGTTCTCTGACTATTTTTAATTGTGTAGGCTTAATCCCCCCTGCATGATTGTATAAACAAATTTTGGATTAATAAAGATACAATATTTCAATATCAAACAACACAAAAAAGAGTGGGAGTGATGGATGTCGCTCACCAACAACCTTCCTGGTCAACAGGGAGAGAAACGGCGTCAGATGGAACGGAAAAACATTTGACGACCTCAGATACAAATGACGGATTCATGAACAGACCCGTCAAAATTGCCAGTTTTAATTGGAACCCTGGTACGAAGCTACATCAAGTGTTTAATCCTTGGTTGCTGTTTTGTGAGGATTCCAGAGTCGGAAATAGATTGGCACATTTTAAAAATCTTCGAATGAAGTTGAATGTTCAAGTATTGATCAATGGGAATCCATTTTATTATGGTCGTGCTATAATGGCCTATTCCCCTTTGCATCGATCTGATCAGATAACTCTATTGCGGAGTACAACAGTCGTGGACATAATTGAAGCATCACAAAGACCACATGTCTATTTGGACCCTTGTAAAAGTGAAGGAGGAGAGATAGAATTACCTTACATTTTTCCTAAGCCTTTCATGGACATACCCACCCGGGAATGGAGACAGATGGGACAAATGGTTTTGACTTCTATAAATAATCTGGAACATGCGAATGGTGGAACAGAAGCAGTCACCTTGACGGTGTTTGCATATGCGACGGATGTGGAGTTGAATACGCCAACTTCTCGAATTCCAATTGATTTGCAGCCTCAGGGTGAATATGGAATGATTTCCATGCCCGCTAGTACTATAGCAAATATAAGTAAAAGATTGTCCAATGCTCCTGTGATCGGAAAATTCATGCGAGCTACTAATATGATATCACAGACCGTAAGTGATGTGGCTTCCATGTTCGGGTATTCCAGGCCAAGATTAATGCCAACTCAAGGAACGTTGGTAAGACAGTTTGGAGAAGGAGCAGTGACTGATTTTGCAGACACCTCATTGAGCGTCGCAATGTCCGCGAAAAAGGAAGTCACTATTGATCCAACTGTCGTGGGGTTAGCGCCTCACGATGAAATGGCATTGGTTCCGTTGGCTATGCGAGAGTCTTATATACAGACTTTTACATGGACAGAAGCTAATGGTTCCGATGCACATTTGTATTCTTTTCTTGTCAATCCTATTGCAGGGCAAATATATAATGGTGTTGAACATCATGTTGCACCGATGTCCTGGGTGGCCTTGCCATTTACGTATTGGAAAGGCTCAATAGAAGTGAGAATTCAAGTTGTTTCATCAGCATATCACAGAGGTAGGTTGCGAATAGTGTGGGACCCTGATTACGTTACTGATCCAAGTGCGTATAACGTGAACTACTCTATGTTACTGGATATCTCTGAATCAACTGAAGCTACACTGAAAATCGGCTGGGGACAAAGTCGAGATTATTTACCCATACCTGACGTTGGAACTGGGTTGTTAGCACAACCTGGAACCACGTTCAGTGCGGCAATTCAGCCTTTTTCTAATGGTGCATTGAGTGTGTTTGTGGTGAATCCACTTACATCACCCAGTGATGAACCTGCCTCTATTCAATTGAACGTTTTTGTTAAGGCGTGTGAAGATTTTGAGGTGGCTGTGCCTAGGTGTGGAGCTTTGACGTACATCCAGCCGAAAGTTAACCCTGTTGAGCCTGAACCTGAGGACGGCAGTGAGGTTTTCTTTGCGAATGCGAAACATACAGTTTGGGGAAATCCAAAACAATTGTCTCGTATGGATCCATTTGCGGCAAGTACGTTTCAGCCGGTGGATGTTTCCCAACCGTCATCGTATTCCTTGTCAGCGTATTTTGCGGAAGCTGGCACGGAGGATGGAGTATTAACATTGAGAAATGGACCAAGTCCATTGGGGATGGATATTTTGTGGAGGGGTGTACGGTATCCCTTCAACATGAGTGCTGATGAGACTCGAGCGTTTGAGTTTTCATGGCCAGTGACGGAAGGATGGAATTTGGCTAATTTCTTTTTCGATGTCGATGCGTTTGCATTTGATAATTTTGACATTCTTAACGTGACGTCTTCTAGACCTGAGAGTTCTTTACAGAACATATTAACGGGTGACAACTTGGAACAATTAATGTTGTCAGACTACACGTTGGGAACTCACCCTTCGACATCAAATAATTATATTACTAATTCAGTTGCTGAACAACCCATTGTGGTGCTGCTTCCCCCTCAGTCATATTATGGACAGGAAGTAGTGTTGACAATGACGACGCCGTGTAACGTCAACGGCGTCGAATTTGATGTGGATACATATGTTCCACAAGACTACGATAGGTCATATATTGTGTCCGCCTTTGTTCCTTTAAATAGGCAGATAACTTTGTCTCGACCTTCTTATATAGGCCCTGGATCATGGGCCCCAGAATTGAATAGCATAGCATTTTATGCCTCACCAGATTTTGTGCCAGAGGGTGAGGGTCCTGAAGAACGTAATCAGGACAGTGATGATGCAAATGCACCTGAGGGTGTTTCTCCTGATGTTTCCATGGCTCCGCCTTCTGATGTTATCGGATTGAATGAAATATATTTTGGAGAAGTCGTTTCATCTTGGAGACAAGTTTTGAAACGGTTTACAAATTTGTATACAGCTGTCAATGCAGGACCTAGTGCAAATAGATTAATGTTGCCTCTTTATCCGTTTGAAGATATATCTGGTGCGGACGGAACTTTGACGTTGTCTTTGGATGACGAAAACTTATTTGCGTACATTTGCTCGGCATTTGTATGCGTGCGTGGAGGCACACGCGTGAAGGTTCATAATAATGTTATTGGTTCGAAAGGTGATTTAGATTTTCGCCTAACACGAACCGGAGAGACTACTCCTATACAAGTCAAC